CAACGAGAAGAACATGGTGATAGGTGCCGATGGGAAACCGCACGTCATTGATGCCGTGATGAGCCTGCGCTCGGACTTATATAACGATTCCAATGTCCTTTATTCCGTCGTCACCCCCCAGCAGGATGCCGACTATATGGATGCCGTGGAGCGTGGCGACATGGAGACAGCGCAGCGGATGGTGAACGAGGCAGCGGAGAGAGCAGATTATTTCAGCGATAGTAGTTATCAAGGTTCTCTTGCTTTCAATGGTGCAGCACCTAACAACAACGGATATTACGAAACCAAAGAGCAACGCAAGCAAGCATTTGACAATGGTGAATTGGAAGGAGATTATTCACTTGGTGACTTTATGGATAATGGTGTTGATGGGAATGATTTGGAATGGCAGCTTGCCAATCCGATTGCAGCAAGTGGAAGAGATAAGGCAACATTGCAATCTATTAAAAATCTGAATGATGTTGTAAAGAACGGGAAGCGCACTATCAAAATGTATAGGGCAGTTGACTCAAACATTAAAGAAGATAGTTTCAGAAACGGGGATTGGATAACACCAAGCCGCGAATATGCCGAGCAACATATCGAACTACAAGATTGGGATAGCGGCAGAATCATTGAGCAAGAAGTTTCCGTTGATGATATTTGGTGGAATGGCGACGATATTAACGAATGGGGTTATGACGATAGTAGAAACTACGCCTACCAAAACACCAAGAACAACCGCAAGCTACTTGATGCCGTCACCTACGACGATGATGGCAATGTGATTCCTCTATCCAAGAGGTTCAACAAGCGAAACGACGACATAAGATACTCCTTCGTAGGCCGCAGCGGTGCGCAACGCCTCGACATGGCCGACCGTGCCATGACCCGACTCAACAACCTGCACGTCGCCCGCGAAATGGAAGAGCAAGGCAAGGATGCCAAGGCCGTGAAGATGGCTACTGGTTGGGAACGCGGAAAGGATGGCAAGTGGAGATACGAGATTTCAGATGGAAAACTGAAAGACGGAATAGATGCCAACACAACAGGACTAACACTTGGTGATGTATGGGAACAATCTGAACTATTCAATGCTTATCCAAGGATGAAAGACATGGAGGTTAAGGTTGTAAACAAACCAATGGGGTCTTATGCTTCCACAATCATCAACACATATAAGGAAACAAGCGAAGGAAAGAAGGCTTTGCAGAACGCAAGAAAATTCTTACAAGACTTCCCGACACTAACCGACTACGAGAAATATCTGAAAGGAAAAATCCGCAAGTACGATGGCAAGAGAAAAGATGTTGATACCAACGATGCAGAACTATTGCAGGAACTTGAAGATATTATCAACAAGTTCAAGGAAGACCTCGCAGAAGCCAAGACCTTCTACAATAACATCAATGCTATTATTAACAAAGCGGATGAAATCGCAGAGACGAGGATTGAACTCAATGCCGCATGGCTTCCCGAACCAAACGCACCAATAAAGGGTGACTCGAAACTTGGAATGGAAGGCGACAAGCACACCGTCAACAGCGTTTTGTCGCACGAGATACAACACTATATCCAAGAACTCGAAGGTTTCGCACAAGGCGGCAATCCAGCCTATGCCAAACAAGCGGTCAAGGATATGGACAACAACGCGAAGATTTGGGGCTACAAACTATTGCTTGACGAAGCCGCAAAGGAATTTCCGCAGGATGCCGACAACGAACACAACCTTCTTTGGGACATTGTGATTGACAAACTCGGCTATGAGAACGACGGACAAGCCGAATACAACGCTCGCCACGATGGTTTTATTCCCGACGAAGACTTGCGCAAGCAGGCTTTCAAGGTCTATCAAGGCAGACTTGACGGAACTTCATACGAGAAGGCATACAACAAATGGTATGACAAACTTCGTGAGTCTGGCAGAACCGATTTCTTTGAAGGCACACCGACACAACTCTACCATCGTCTCGCAGGCGAAGTCGAAGCCCGCAACGTGCAGACCCGCCTCGGCTTCACTGACGAACAACGAAGACAACTCCTTGCCGCAGAGACGGAGGACGTGGCACGCGAAGACCAGCTTGTGATGTTCGCAGGCGACCCCGTTCTCTACTCGGTGAGCCAAGCCGCCAACACCCCGCAGGAACGCTTGCAACTCTATGACGCAATGAACGGAGAGAAGTACGCATCTAACTTCGTAGGCAGAGTCACCGAAGGCTTCTACCGTAGCGTGGTCGATGGTGCTATCCCATTGAAGCGACTGCAAGACGTGATTGCAGGACGCGGCAAGGTTACTGACGCGGAGAACGCCTACCTCATGGAGATAGCCCGCGCAGCCCGCGCCAAGCGTCTGACCGACGAGGCCGAAACGAAATACTACGAGCCGATGATGAAAGCCATAGCGGCACTCACCGGCAAGACAAGCAAGAAAGGCTACTACAAGGCCATGCGCGACGTGGAGCTTTACGTCCTCGCCAAGAGCGGCCTCGAAAGAAACCAATGGTTCTGGGACGAGGTCAAGAAGAGCGACCCCAACGCGCAGCTTGAGGACAAGAGCGGCCTCACGGCACTTGCCGCAGAGTTCGGTGAGAAGGATTTCACCGCATTTGCCGAAAGGCTTGTGGCCGACTACGAGGCACGGCACGGACAGCAGAAGATTGACGAGCTGTGGAAGTGCATCAACGCAGTGTCGAAGAACATACTCGACATCGAGCTTGACGGACACCTCATCAGCCAAGAGCTTCACGACGACCTGCTCAACAGATGGAAGTTCTATGTGCCGATGCGAGGCTTCGACGAACAGGTTACTTCGGCTTTCTATGCCTACCAACCCTCGTCGGCCACCATCCGCTTCGAGAACCCATTCAAGAAAATCAAAGGCCGTGTGAGCCTTGCCGACAACCCCTTTGTCAACCTCATCCGCATGACCGAATCGGCCATCAACCTGAAAGGCAAGAACGAGGTGGGGCTGGCATTGCTCAACCTTGCCGCAAGCCACGACGACAACGGCCTGCTCCGTGTGGGCAAGGCATGGGAGGTGAAGGAGGTAGACCCCGCCACGGGCGAAGTGACATGGAAAGCCGCCTATCCCAAACTCTCCAACGTGAGCCAAGCCGACATACCCGCAGCCATCGACGCATTCCAAAAGTCGATGATGCGCCAAGCCAAGACGGGCGACGCAAGACCTTCGAGCCGCACGGCAGGCGGTGTGAGGATTCACCCGTCCGACATCGACCAGCATGTGCTAAAGGTGAAGGTGGGCGGACAGACCGTTGACCTCTACCTGCTCGGCAACCCAAAGGCGTTCCAAGCCTTGAACCCGACCGGCAAGAGCAAGACGGGCGAGAAGCTGAGCGGGCTGACCCGCAGCCTTTCGGGACTGATGACGACCTACAACCCCGTCTTCATGGTGCGCAACTCCATCCGCGACTTCAAGACAGCCGCCATCATCACCTACACCCGCGACGGTGCGGCAGGTATGTTCAATATGATGGGGCAGTGGTTCGGCAACATGAACGCCTTGCGCAAACTCATAAAGGGTGAGTCGAGCGGCGATGCCACGCTTGACCGATACTGGCAGGAGTTCCTTGAGTTCGGCGGCGAGACGGGCTTCACCCGCAGCCTCAACATGGAGAAGCAACGCGAGGACTTCAACAAGAAGATGTTCAACCTCACCCGCGACAAGTCGGGTCAGGCGATGCACAAGATAACGCATTGGTACTTCGATTGGATGGAGAAACGCGGCAACCGATACGCCGAGGACATCACCCGCTTCGCCGTGTTCTGTGCCAGCCGCAAGCAAGGCCGAAGCGCGATGCAGGCCGCAGCCGACGCGAAGAACACCACGGCCAACTTCAACAAGAAGGGACAAAGCGGTTTCGCCCGCTTCATGTCAACCAACTACGCCTTCTTCAACGCTGCCATCCAAGGCTTGAACACCTCGTTCCATGCCTTCAAGGACAACCCAGGCAGGGCGGCAACGGCGGCGGTATCGACCATGATATATTCGATGGCCATCCCGTATGTCAACATGTGCCTGCTTGCCTTGTTCGGCGACGACGACGATTGGAGGCAGTATGAGAACATGACGCAGTTCGTGAGCAACACACACGCCGTGTGGTACATACCTGGCGCAGGTTTCCTCACCATACCCTACCCGCAGGACTTCGTTCCGTTCACATCGTTGGGCAACATCATCTGGCGCAACGCGGCAGGCTTCGAGAAGCCCTTGAACGGCAGGAGTATCTTCGGCAACGTCATGCTGCAATGGTTCGACACTTGGGCTGACCTCTTGCCCGTGAATGCCTTTGAGGAAGGCTTAGGTGAGATGAAAGACTGGAAGGGTGTGGCGCGAGCCTTGGCACCCACTTGGCTCTCCCCTGTGGCCGACGTGATGCTCAACCGCAACTTCATGGGCAGTCAGATACGGCGCAAGCACTTCACGCTGAACGACCAGAAAGACCTTGCACCCTATTGGGCAGAGTACGACCGCAGCAATAACTGGTGGGCGCACGACATCGCAAGACTCATAGCAGGCGGCGACGAGTACCGTGCAGCAGCCGCATGGCGCAATGTTGACCCGCGCCAACTCATTCACTTGGTGGAAGGCTATGGCGGCGGCACGGTGAAGCTGATGTCCGACATCGCAGTCTACTTCGAGGAGATGGCCAAAGGCGACAAGCCCACGCTCAACCAGGCACCGTTCATCAAGAAGTTCTGGATTCAGCCAAACCCAGACAAGTACGAGGGCAACCTCAACGGCAAGCTCTACGAGATGGCCAAGTACCAGCGCGAGCTTGAACAGCAGATCAAGGACTTGCAGAAGGAAGCCGACAAAGCCCGTGAGGACGGCAACGACAAAGCAGCAGAGAAGCGCGAGAAGAAGATAGAGGAAATCCAAAGTTCGATGGAGTACAAAATCCTCACCGACTACGACGTGAATAGCATGATGAAAGACTGGCGCGAGGAACGCAACGACATCACCAACGACGAAACGCTATCGGAAGAGGGCAAGCAAGACAAGATTATTACCCTCACCTACCAAAAGGCGGCTTTCCTCGATGGCATCTGGGAAGAAGCGTTCCTTGGCGAAGAAGCACCGAAGCGAAACTGGTTCAGCGAGTTCTACAGAGATGCTTCGACCGAGGCATACACACATAATAGGAAAGAACAAGAACAGGAGGAGGAATAAACCATGGCAGGAAGACCTAAACTAAGGGCGAAACTCGAAGCCGAGGCCAAGGAGGCTGGGCTTTCGTACGAGGCTTACAAAGCCAAGGTGGAAGCGGAGAAGCAGGACGAACGCGACCGTATCCTTGACGAGAAGGAGAAGCGACTCGAAGCCAAGCACCTGCGCGAGAAGGTGCGTCTGAAACGAAGCGAGCTGTCGGAATGGATGGTGTCTTTCGTGTCGTCCAACATGCGCAAGCATGGGCAGGCCATCTTCGAGAGCCTGCTTGCCGACGACCCCAAGGCGGCTGCATCGTTCCTCTCGCAGATGATGAAGTTCGCCGCGCCCACCGTGGCCGACCCCGAAAAGGACGCGAAGAACGGAGGGGGCGAACAGCAGCGCATGGCTCCCGAATACGAGCAGGCAGCCAAGAAGATCGACCAACTCAAGAAACAATTCAACAAGGAGTAAGATATGTACACATTCAATGTTACAATAGACAAGGAGCGGATAGCGGCAGAGGTACGCAACGAGACGCACAAGTTCGGCAAGTCGCGTGACAACGGCTCGCTCACCCCGCAGCAGGTCAGCAACCTTCAGGCTGACGACCTCGCGCAAGACACAGCCATCGTCAACACGGCGTTGACCACGGCAATGGAGAGGGCGGTCAGCGCACTCTCGAAGCACATCGACGGCATCAGCCCTGGGCGTGAGTCGGTGACCATCACCTTCAAGATGTCGCGCTACTACTCGCCGCTCGCCGACTCGTCGGTGCAGTCGGGCATCACGGCCTTCGTCAAGGCGATGACGACCTACGAATACCTGAAACTCGTCGCCCCCAACGATGCCATCCTCTACCATAAGCAGGCAGAAAAGCACATAACGGAAGTCAAATCCTCATTAAACTACAAGAAATGGCGCAACCAATAACGATAACACTCAACCTCGCCAGCCTCAAGACCACGGCTGCGACCGAGATATGGAAGTGGGGGCAGGTCAACAAAGACGATGCCAACTACCAACGCATCTACCACATGCAATATGGCGACGACGACAATGTTGACAGGTCTCTCTTAAAGTTATACTTGAAGCAGAGGGCTGAACGCATCGCCGACATCGTGAGCGAATACCTCACCGACATCGTGTTTGGCGACGACGTGATGCCAATCAACCCCAACCATCCCGAACCATCGCCTTTCCTGCCACCGCAGCGCAGCACCGCCAGAGACAATGTGGTGTACGACCTCTTGCTGCCGGGCGGCTGGAACGCCAACACCTACCAAGCCCTTGTGAAGCTGTTCGAGGACTACGCCGTGAACGGTGCCGTGGCCGAATGGTTCTCCAAGGTCGGCAACGAGCAGGGGGCGGTCTACGAGCAGAAGGCCACGCAGATTGCGGCAGGCATACTTAGAAACATCTACCATAAAAACTCCACGATATGAGCAGGACATTCAGATACATATACGGGGTAGCACCAGGCTACGGCCCCAAGAACTCCATGGCGGCGAGCGACACCATCCGTGTCGTGATCCCCGTCAACAAGGATGAAATATACGAGGACGCAAGAGTCATGTTGCACAAGTTCGGCGACGCGAGGCTCACGGCAGAGAACGAGTACCACATACATGTGGTGCAGGCCGACGACATGGACGAGGACACCCGACTCTTCGACCGCTACTATGCGAGAGCCTACAAGGATGCTATCATGGCTTGCATGGCCTACTACCACGCCAACACCACGAACACGGGTAGCCACATCAGCATCACGCCACCCGAGACACGCTTCGGGCAGTACGACTACGGAGCGGAGAAGAACAAGACCATCAACGTGGAGAGCAACGACGACTGGACGCTGCAACTCACCAACGACCTTGCGCAGCAGGCCGACAACAACGCAGTGGAATACCTCTACGCCATCGGCTTGATGATGCCTACCACTTGGCAAGAGGAAGTCTACGAGACGCTCTGCGATAATGTGTACGACTACATCCTCTTCTCCATCGTGGCCGACTTCCTCAAGGTCACAGAGCCGAGGGAATACGGCTTCTACAAGGAGGAGGCTGTGAAGTACCGCATCTACATCAAGGACGCTTTGGAGGCGAGGAAGCCTTTCACGAGATACACCGAAATCAAACCCTACTGATATGGATAAGAATAAAAAACGAATCATACCCTTGTCGCAGGTCATGCCGAGCCATTCCGTCAAGCGCGACTCGGTGAAGCTGCGCCACAAGGACTTCGGCGACAAGACCAACACCAATCTTCTGCAATGGGCAGAAAGCGAATACATGCGTCTGCACGACGCAAGGATGGAGAGGCAGCGCAACATCGACTTCATGAACGGAAGGCAATGGGGCGACCTCGTTGAGGTGCGCGACCCCGACACGGGCAAGATTAAGACCGTCACCGAAGGAGAGTACATCGCCATGCAGGGCATGAAACCGATGGAGCAAAACCTGATCAACAAGATAGTGAACGCCTACATCGGCAACTGGCTCGGCCAGAAGATGGAACCCGTGGCCATCGCCCGCAACCCCGAAGAGAAAGACGGTGCCGACATGCTGTCGCTCGCCTTGCAGAGCAACTGGCAGCGCAGCGACAACGACATGATGGCTTTGCTGCCGCCCGAACTGAGCGACATCGCCTGCGGTGGCATCGGTGCCACCGTGGAGCGTTGGGAAATGACTGGCGACGGTATGCCCGACACGATGACCTACATCATCAACAAGAACAGCCTCTTCTTCTCGTGCGGCATGACCGACCCATTGCTGCGCGACCTCACGATGATAGGCTACTTCAAGGACATGTCGTACAACGAGATTTACGCCACATTCGCCAAGACCAAGGAGGACGAGCGGAAACTTGAGGATGAATACAAGTGGTGCAACAGCTACTACCCTGTCAGCGGTGTGCAGTACGGCCAAACCAACAAGACCTACAACGTCAACTTCCGCTCGCCACAGTCGCCCAACATGTGTCGTGTGTACGAGATATGGACAAAGGAGATACGAGGCCGCTACCGTTGCTGGGATATGATGACCGGCTCATACTTCATCTGCGAGGAGGAGAACCTTGAGAGAGTGCCGTTGGCCAAGTACGGCATGACGTTGAAGCAGGTCAATGAGCAGAGGGCGGAGATGGCTATGGAGTCGGGTATCCCCATCGAGGAAGTCCCGCTCATCGACTACGGCCAACTCGGCTACGCGGAGAGCCTCGGCTACTTCCACGACACATACTGGTATGTGCAGTTCCTCACTCCGAGAGGCACCATCCTCTACGAGAGCGAGTCACCATACGCTTGCGGTTGCCCAATCACGCTCAACATCTACACGATGACCAACGGCGAGATACGGCCTATCGTCAGCGATGCCGTGCCGATGCAGAAGAACCTCAACCGTGTGCTGATGCTGCAAGACCTCATCATGAAGAACGCGGCCAAGCAGACCACCTACATCGACACCAAGGCGTTGGACGACTCGATGCGCCATGAGGAAATCAAGTTCCAGCTCACCTCGCCCAACGGACTTATAAAATACAACAGCGGCAAGGGCGGCGACAAGCCCACCATGCAGCAGGGTCAGCCTATCAGCATCGGAGTGGAGGGAATCGTGAGCATGTGGATCAAGATAATGGAGGATGCCACTGGCGTACACGGAGCAATGCAGGGCAAGGAAGCCTTGTCGGGTCAGTCGGCTGCACTCTACCAGCAGCAGCAGATGGCAGGCTCCACGATGATGCAGCCGTTCCTGCACTTCTTCGAGACCTTCATCCGTGACATCTCCATCAAGAAGGCCAAGTTCATCCAGCAGTTCTATGAAGACCACCGCTATATCAACGCCACGGGCGACCCAGCCAAGGGAGCGGCACGCTACGACAAGGAGATAGCGGGCAAGCTGGAGCATGTCATCAGTATCACCAAGGCCACGGCTACGGCTGTGCAGACCGAACTCAACAACCAACTTGCGGTCGAGCTGTTCAAGATGGGAGCTTTCTCTGTCAAGTCATTGTTGAAGTCCGTGTCGCTTCCATTCGCCCCTGCCCTGTTGAGAAACATCGAGGACGAGGAGAAACGCATCGCCGAGGCGCAGGCCGCAGGGCAGCAGCCAGGAGCGTTGCAGCTCGACCCGAACCTCTTGCAGCAGGCCAACCTTGAGATTTCACCAGAACAGGCGCAAGCCGCCGATGCCCTCATGGGTGCAGGCGGTGCCACATTCCAAGCATCAGCAGCATAAGGAGAGAACGATATGGCAAAGAGAGTCAACAACATCGCCTACAAAGGCATCAACCACTCGCCATCGTTGGTGAGCGACAACGACGGACACGCCTCGGAGTGTATCAACCTCTCGCCCGACTACAACGACCTGAAGCCGATGCCCATGCCAGTGAAGAACAGCAACTACAAGTTAGAGATAGGGTATTCCTTGTTCTTCGTCCACCAAGGCATAGGATACGAGAACTATGTGGAGATTGACGAGACGCATTCAAGGCTCGTCTTCAAGGATGCAGAGGGCAACTACCTGTACTACGCCTACAACTCGCCCGACTTCCCCTATTGGACTAACGAGTCGGAGATACTTGCGATAGAGGCAATGGGCAACACGGTCATCGTAAGCACCAAGGAAGGCGTGGAGTACATCATCTTCCAGCCCGACGTGCCTATCCAAGGGCAGACGGGCGGATCGTACAAGCCGATAGGACAACGGCCACCGATGCCTGTGATTGAGTTCAGGCTGCATGAGGAAAACAATGATTTAACTTATTATGAATCATCGTTATTCCCGACTCATAATAACGGAAGTGAAGATGGTGAATTGATACAGGCAAACTATGACAGCGTGACGGGTAAGTTCTGGTATGATCAAAGATTTTCCAACGACATCGCCGATGCCCTAAAACCATCTATTGCGAAGATACAAACAAGGGCGGCTCAAGACAGAAAGTTTATCCAGCCGTTCTTCGTGAGATACGCCATTCGATTACGGACGGGTGACTACATAATGCAATCACCACCTATATTGCTTGCTCCTTCTGATGGCAATCCGTTCATAACAACTAATGCCATTACCCCAATTCCAGGTGGAACATATAGAATAGGTGTTTTTATACTCGCAACTCACGCTTCTTCGTTGCAATATAAAATTGTAAACTATTCAGATTTCGGAGATTGGAAAGAGATTGTAGACACAATAGATGTTTTCATTTCAGAGCAAATCAACACATTCGACATCGACAATCTTGATGGCAACAATAGAGTCGATGATAAAGTGTACTTGTCTACCGAAAACGAAACAAACATCGGGCGCAGATATGTTGACGGAGAAATTAAAATGGATGTCGTACAGGCAGGTAACGCCTATTACAACATTAAGACGATAAATCCAGAGAGTTACGAAAACAAGGTCGAAAAAACGGTACTGTTTCATAATATATCGTCGCTTGACATCAACGAAATACAGGCAATATCAAACTACCAAGACTTGCCGATTGACAATCTCGCCAACCTCGCCACCTTGCCGACATTGGAGGACGACTACAACTCGCATTGCGCCGTGTCGCCCTTGCTGATGCAGGTCTACAACTCGCGCCTCAACATGGCCAACATATCGCAGATGGTGTTCAAGGGATTCGAGGATGCCTACCAGCCGCAGCCTGCCGACCCGCAATACCATGTCGGCAGCTACTATATCCGCTCACTATGCGTATATTTCAAGGTTAAGAAAAACGGCAAGACCTATATCGTCAGAAACCAATCACCATCAGTCGGGCAAACCATATCGCTCAACTACACGACCTATCTATACTACCCAGACCCCGACTGCTACGAGGCAATAGTGTATTTCGGAGAAAACGCATTTGTTTACCACCTGCTTACCATACCGATGAAACGCCACGAAACGCTCAATGGGGCATATTGGTACGACAACATGAACTGCCTCGCGCAGTATATCTTGGATAATGAATCGTCATGGCAATCAAGCAACCCAATGCCAGTAATTGACACTGACTTGTGGTACGACATCCCCAATCGCTTCATGATGTCAAGCGTGGGCAACCCATGGCACTTCCCCATCGGCAACCAGTTCGACATCGGGCGCAGGGAGATACGGGCATTGAGCCTCAACGCAGAAAACATGAACGCCCCGCAGTTCGGCCAAAACCCAATCTATGTCTTCTCGGCAGACGGCATCTGGACTATCGCCATCAACGCAGACGGCACCTTCAATAAGCTGTCGTATGTGAGCGGCGACGTGGTGAGCGAGATGGCGGCAATCGGCAACTCACCCACCGCAGCCGGAGCGCAGATGGTTTTCTTTAAAACGAGCCGTGGCATATCGGCCATCGTGGGGAGTGCGGTCAAGGAAATCGACATCGTGATGAAAGGCAGGCTGTTCAACCCACGGACGATGCTGCTGCCGCAAGGCTCCATCGTGGACGGCGTTCCAACTTCGGGAATTGACTCGTACTGGCTTGATGTCATCTTCAAGTCTTGCGACAACATCCCGTATGCCGACTTCGCCCGACAGTCCAACCTGATCTACGACTACCGCAACAACCGGCTCTTGCTCTACCACAAGGATGTGGCCTATATGTATGTGTACGACATCGGGCATGACTTCTGGTCGAAGATGCTGCCCATCGTCATAGACGAGAGCGATACAAGCCCCGCAGAGCAGGAATACAACGCAAGGAGAGGCATCGTCACCGTCACCACTTTCAACGGCACGGCGATGGTTGGCAACAACGCCATCCTCACCGACACGGACGGCTATCTGTGGGATGTCGGCGGTCAACATGACGAGAACGACATCCAAGGCAGGTTCTTCGGCCTCTATGTGTCAAGGCCGCTGCGCTTCGGCACCGACGACATGAAGACCTTGAGCCGCATCGTCCACGACCACCAACTCGGAAGCACGGGCGAAGCAGTCAAGATGGCGTTGTACGGAAGCCGAAACGGAAAGGACTACTACCAGGTCAAGACGCTGCGAGGCACGGCCTACAAGTTCTATATCATCGTGCTATACACGAAGATGCTCGCCTCGTCGCGCTACGCCTACACCGCCTTCGAGTGGGAGGCTCGCATGACCGACAAGATACGATAGACACTAACGGTATTTGTTGTGTTTCCAGCCGCCTGCCTTATAATAATAAAATAAGGTGGGCGGTTCTGTCACTCCAGCATCCTCACAAGTTCTTGTGCTATGTCGTCGTCGATGTCGCGGTAGCGGTCGAATGCCTTGCTGCCTTCCTTGTGTCCTGACAATTTGCCGACAAGGTTAGGGTTGTTTCTTGTAATTCCTTTTAATTCAATGAATTGCATTATTCTGTCCTTGATTTCCATATCGTTTGTTATTTAGAATGATTTTAAATTTCATAAAATCAAGATATTTTTCTTGCTATGTAAGAAAATTGTCTTACCTTTGCAGCGTGAATTATGAATAATTAACCGCTAAGATAGAAAAAAGATGGAAAACAAGACAACTGACACGAAGAATCAGATAAGAGAGATGGAGGTCGGGCAAGAACTCGTCTTCCCTATCGAGCGGTTGGAGGTCATTAGGGTGTACGCTTGCAGCGTAGGCCTCACCATGGGGCGCACATACAAGACGCGCACCGACCGCGAAAGCAGAACGATCACGGTTGTCAGGGAAGACTGACACCATGATGATACAGCGGAGTTGGCTTGACCGCAAACACATAGCAAGCCCAGCCGTGAAAATCGGCAATGTCGAGAAGATGGAAGCGGGTGAAACTCCCGTCTTAGCTTACGGAAGGCATTAGTGATGAACGCGAATGAAGCGGAGAGACAAGGGTGGCTGCCCCCTCGGAGAAGATGCATGATTTCGGTGTAGTTTAATCAATTGGTAAAACAACACGGCAACTTGGTAAAATCTCTTCAAGTACGGGGTATGCGAACAAGAACGAAACCAAGCGGAAAGAAGTTCAAGACAGATGCTTTGCAGGTTCGAATCCTGCCACCGAAACACACAACGCCCGCCAAGGCCATCGGTGTTCCACGACCTGATGGTACAGCGGGCATACGATACACCTGTCCCGCAGCGACAGCCAACAACACTGTGGCCGTGGGATGGCTTGCACGGATAGGCGGCTAATCGGATAGGCCGAATGAAAGAGAACACGCCCGGCAACGGGCGCACGCCCAATAACCTAAGACATTACGCGGTTCGACCCCGCGCCGTGCAACTGAAGGGCTGCTGTTTTTGCTGTCATTTTGATTGATTAAAGGTTTAATGAGTGAGTGAGTATTTCCATATTGGGCAGCCCTTCGAGCAACAACTTAACTTTTGCACCACAGCGCATTGAGCCGCAACGCAGCCGCGAGGCTCCACAAGGCGGGCAGGCATGGAGACAATGCGCTAATTACCACTAATAACTCATTTAAACGTTTATTGATTTTCAACTCCATGCCTTTTTGGAAGGATGACGCAGATAAGGGTTGATTCTGCAATACAATCGCTGGTTAGACTTTTACACAAGCGGGGTTCGATTCCCCGCCCTTCCACGAACACTTAATCTAAACAATTATGAAGACAAGAAATTACATCGGCGCAATTATCGCCATCATTGGTGTGGGTGTCGCGCTTATGACCCCAGACGATTGCAAGAACGAAATGATTCTCCGCTTCGCAGGTATCGCAACAATTGCAATCGGTGCCTTCGTCGGCAAGTTCTTCGACTTCCAAAACGCCAAGTGATGATCAAGATAGACATCTTCGAGGCGGGCCGTTTCATCGGTCAGCTCAAAATCAAGGACAGATGGCACGGCATCGTGCCTATTGAAGAGGCAGAGATAAGGCAGGAAATCGAGCAACGACTGCCTACACTTCGCCACTCCAACTATAACATTGCATTCACTTAACTATTCACCAATTCTTTCGTTTTGAAGTGCGCCTGCGCACCCTTTTTATCTCCTATGGAACTGATAGAACGACAAGCCTTAATCAAGGAATTGAACATCAACCCATCGACCCTTTGGCGGTGGGAAAAAAACGGAAAGCTAAAGCGGGCTGGAGGCATTGGCAACAAGGTCTACTACAGCCGCCGACATGTTGAATATGTAATCACTAAAAACAACTGACAATGTACATCAAGAAAGAAGTCTACGACGCGCTCATCGGGGCGCACATGAGAGAGGTGTCCGCCATGAACGACACCATCAAGGCCAAGGATCAAGTCATCGAAGCGTTGCGCCGAGAGAACCAAAACCTTGAAAACCGCCTCGCCTACAACAAGGCAAAGGCGATTGAACACCTGGCTAAACGGGATAAGAAATCACCGTTCAAGCCGCCGTACCAGAAGCCGACCTGCAAGGTAGAGGTCAAGGCCGAGGACAACAGAGAAGAGTTGCGTACCGACAACCGCGACGAAGACAACCACTACCACAAGATGCCAGAAGAATAACACTTTAAAAACTTAAAACTTACAACAATGGAAGAAACAACAACCAAATCAGAAGAACTGTTGAAAGGTTTGAAGCCCTGCATGGGTGAACAAGACGAACAAGATTGGATTGTAAAGGCAAAGGAATTAGGCTTTACCGAGGAAGCGGCAACCATCATCAAAGCCGCCTACGACAAAGGATGCAACGAGTACAACTGGCGTGCATGGAACGCCGAGGGCAAGTACCAGAAACTTTGCATCAAGGTATGCGAGAAATTCATTTAAGCCATGAAACAACTCACGCAACAGCAGATTGACCTGCTCAACAAGCCGCTGCCGCCAGAGGCGTTGAAACCGCACCCCTCCAAGACCTTCCTAACCACCATCAACCCAATCTATGTCACGGAACGGCTGAACCAGGTGTTCGGTGTCGGTGCATGGCAGACCCATGTCGAGGAAGTAACGACGGCACCAAGCGGCAAGAACATCATGGTCGTCACCAAGACCTGCTTCGAGGTCGAGGAATACGGCATCCACCTTGAAGCCTACGGCGGCAACGACAACGCAGACTTGGGCGACGCATACAAAGGCAGCATGACCGATGCCATCACCAAGATAGGCAGCTACCTTGGAATAGGTGCTGATGTTTGGAAAGATAGAGACAAAAAAAAGCCTGTTCAACAACAATCCGCACCAGCACCAGCCAAGCAGAAGCCGCTCCGAGAGCGCATCATTGAATGGCTTAACAAGATGGATGCCAAGACAAAGGCAGACTACCTCAACTATTTCCAAATCCACGACCTCAACGCCATCACCGAAGCAAAGGCGCAAGAGATTGCCGACTTTGAGAAAAAGAAGAAAGCGCAAGAAAATAGAAGAGACCTTGCTGAAGAAGGCTTTGTCAAGAACGGAGGATAGGATATGAGTTACCGACTTGAAGACCTTTACCACTACTCCTTCACCGAGGAGCAGCTGGAAGAAGAAGCAATGTATAACAAACAATTAGCAGAACACTATGGAAACACTATTTGAAATTACCGCAGAGCAACGCAAACTGATGGCCATGCTCGAAGAAGCAGAGGGCGAACTGACCCCAGAACTCGAACAGATGCTTGAGGTCAACCAATACAACCTCGAATACAAGGCGGGGCAATACCGCAACGCCATCCTCATCAACAAGGGCGACATCGACCGCGCCAAGGAGGAGAAGAAACGCCTCGATGCCTTCATCAAGGCAAAGGAACGCTCAAACGAGGCCATGACATCGCGCCTGAAGGATGCCATGCTTGCCTTCGACACGCCCAAGATTGAGATCGACGGCGGTGTGGGTGGCGTGCTGTCGTTCCGCAAGTCGGTGTCCGTGGTCATCGACGACGAGAACGAGGTGCCCGAGGCCTACCGCAAGACCACTTGGACGCTCGACAAGACCGCCATCAAGGAAGCCTTGAAGAACGGCGAGGACGTGCCTCACGCCTGCCTGCAAGAGAACATGAACCTGCAAATCAAGTGACCTATGGGCAGCTGGGAGAACAACGTGCTGGCGGGCGTGTACAACGACCCCATGCCCGTCAGCGACCCGATGGACGCTGACGACAACAACGAAGACGACTTATGAAATCCATCGAGTTTACCAAAACCAACGGCGAAATAGCCGATATGGACGCACTTCACGCCTGGCTCGACAAATCCGTCAAGTGGCTGACCAATGGCCGCCACACGCTCGAAATCAAGCGCAGCGTGAAGAGACGCAGCCTTGCGCAGAACAAGCTCATGTGGCTGTGGTTCGCCTGCATCGAGAGCGAGACGGGACAGTACGCGCAGGACATCCACGACTACTACTGCCTGAAATTCCTTCCTCGCGACATCACCGACTTGACATCGGGCGAGATGGTGAGGGTTGGCGGACACACCTCCACCCTCACATCGGAAGCCTTCACCGACTTCCTGAACAAGGTGCAGGCCGACGCCGCCACAGAACTTGGAATAACATTGCCTTCGCCCGATGACTTGGCTTGGGAAGAGTTCGAACAACAATTTAAAGAATACGCAAGATGAATGATGAAAAGGAAGTGCTTGAATTAGCAAATTATATAAGAACACTTGTTCCACCAGGAGTTACAAATGGATTGGCAGTTAAAGCCTTTGCCCTTTTACTTGCAGAGGCAGTCTATCAAATGGATAAAGATGGTGGTATTGTTTTTGCCTCTGCTGAAGGGTTATTAAAGGCAAGATTTGGAATGCTGAAAACTGGATTACTGAAAATTCAAGAGGAAGAATGATTACCGACGACCAAATCACCGCCAAGGCGAAAGAGGAAGCGCAGCGCAACATCACCGACTACACGCCTCACTCCTACCAAGCAGGCTTCATTGACGGAGCAAAGTGGATATTAAAACAATTACAACAACAAACTTTAATTCAATAAATTATGCAAGACTACAACGGAAAGAAAGTCCTCGTCAGAAGCTATGACGCAGGCGTGTACTTCGGTACGATGGAATGGATGAACGGCGAGCAGTGCAAGCTCACCAATGTACGCAACATCTGGCATTGGACTGGCGCATCGTGCCTGTCGCAGATAGCCAACCAAGGCGTGACTGGCGACCGCATCGGCCCAGTCGTCGAGAGCATGGTACTCAACAGAGTGTGCCAAGTCATGCCGCTATCCGAACAAGCCATCATCAACCTCGAAAAGCAGCCGATATGGACACGCTAACCGATAAGATTAACAAATTCCTTGCGCTTGATGTCGGCTACGGCTACGGCTACGGCTACGGCTACGGCTACGGCAACGGCAACGGCTACGGCAACGGCTACGGCTACGGCGACGGCATTATCAATTTCGCCGGACACACCGTCTATAACATTGACAATGTGCCTACCT